TTAACCTTGGGGTCCCAGCAATGGGACCCCAAAATACAAGGAGTAAATAATGAAAAAATTAACCTTAGCCGGAATATTGGCGTTGGTGGTTGCAATAACTGCTTTTACTATGCCCATATCTTGGGCTGGATTACAAGATAGATTCTCCAAAATACAGTTGGAGAAAGATCCTAATAACAAAATAAATATGCCTGAAGTAGTTGCACCTACTGGAAATCCACTGTCTAATTGGGGGTGGTTATATCTTAAAGATTCAGGTGGTAAAAGTACCCTATACTTTGAAAATGACAGTGGTGAAGTAGGATCAGTAGTTAACACTAACGATTCTGAGACGATTACAGCCGCAATGATTGCCAACGTAACCCGTGAGATTTACTTTCCGATGGCTGGGTGGGTTATTGATGGTGGGGCTGATATTGATGAAGCTACTGCCCCAGAGATTGGCAATGCTGATAATGTTCCGGTGATTATATGGGATAATAGTGGTGAGGTAACCGCTATCCAGCAGACATTTAGGCTTCCAAGTACATATGTTAGTGGACTTACTCTGTATTGTCTAGTCTCGTCTAATACTGCTGTTGGAACTGCTGGGGCAATTGACTGGCGTATATGGGTGAATAACCCAAATATTGTTTTTGATGCCACAGCGATTGAGCAGACATCGGTTGCTATGACCACAGTTCAAGGTGCATCGGCGGATACTAACAATGTATTGCTGACACTTGCTTTGGATGCAACAGGAGAAGCAGCACTTACGGCAGGAACTTGGATTACAGTGGATATATTCAATGCCACAACCCATGCGACAGGAAACTTAGAGTTAAAGGGAGTACATGGAACGTACACAGCAACACAGTAATCTTATAGCTGTTGTGATCGGCTTAGTTCTTTTCTTGGTCGCAACAACAAGGCTTCCAGTTGAGTTACATAAGGGTCGTGACTTTATACTCGGCCTGTCTCAACTTGGAATACTGATTCTTTTTGTTGCTGTTCTCTGGACGGTGAACAAGTGGGTAGCCTTGTTTTTGGTGTTATCGGTTGTGTCAAGTAGCGTCCCTATTCTTACGTTTGAATCTCAACGAGCCCTTAAATGCGTTCTTTTCGGATTAGGCTGGTATTACTTTGTTTATCAATATGGTGACGAAAAATTACTAATGGATGTGATTTGTGTAATCGCTTTTGCTCATTTCTTAGTAACAACAGTTCAGTATTTTAGAATACCTTCGATATGGGTTGGTAGTGTTAGTGGATTAACATACAATCCAAACGAAGGGTCTGCCATGTTTGCGTTGTGCTTTCCTGCCTTTTTGCAGGGTGGAAGATTTAATGTGTTTCGCACAGCAATTCCTTATAAAGCGTATCTACTGGTTGTGGTCGCCGGATTAGTGATGATTGGGTCTTTTGGCGGAGCTTTAGCAGTAACAATCGGGGCTGTCTTTTACATCTGTGTGATAGGGGGGTGTTATTGGTATACCCTTCCTGTTGTTGCAGCGTTTATCAGTTTATTTTACGTATTTATTGACATACCTTCTTCTGGAGTAAGATGGACAGTGTGGAAGAACGCTTTTAATATGTACTTGCCAAACTGGAAATGGGGTTGTGGTTTAGGGCATTGGGAAACCATAAGCCAGAAGTTAGTACAGGCAGGAGTACAGTTGTTTCCTGGGAGTAGCTTGGCATGGACACGGCTTCATAATACCTTTCTTAATGGATTGGTTGAAATGGGAGTAGGTTTTGCAATGGTTGTAACAGGATATTTAATCGATACTGCCAGAAGATTTACAAAGAAGGAAGTTATCCCTTTTACGGCTTTAGTGGTTATTTTAGTATGTTGTTCAACAAATTCAATGTTCAGAATGAATGCAGTTAATGGAACGCTAGCTATCACATGGCTGGCCTTGTTGCAGAAATCGCATCGTTCTTTTTTCCTGGGTGTTGAACTTTTAGTGCGGATGTGCGAGTGTGCGCTGTGCGCTGGTGCGCCCGCAGTCTCAAAGGAGGAGTAAATGAAAATCAATTATTACAAATTAGCCCCAACGTGGCTTTTCAATTCCGCTGGGGAGACTGAACTATTTAATACTCAAGATAAAGTGGACCAAGCTTGGAAAGATGGATGGTTCGGTCCAAAAAGTTTAACCGTGGATTCCCCACTTCTGTCAACGTTAGCATTCGAGACGAAGCGGGAACTGATAGATGCAGTTAACGAGGATATAAGGTACAGGGGACTAAAACTTAGACTACGAGAAACATTTGACGTTCTCAAGGATACAGTACGATTTTTTGAGGAAGAAGCAGGGGTTAAAATAGAATGAACTTATCCGCTAACGACATAATTGAAAGATCAATGGTAAAGGCAAGGATTATATCCCCTGGAGAAGCAATCCCTGCTGGTAAATCAGCGCAGATATATGCTGAACTTAATGATTTGATTGAGTCATGGGCATTGGAAAAATTAATGGTAGTTGCCGATGTCTTGGAGTCTTTCGCTTTTGTGGTTGGTCAGGCCGAGTATACCTACGGGACGGGTGGGGACTTCAATTCTGCCCGTCCTATTAAAATTAAGGACGAAAGTTTTGTCCGGAGTGGGGGAATTGATTATCCTATTACTCTTAAAACGATGGATGTATACCGCCGACAGAGCAACAAGGCAGTAGGGGCAAGACCTGAAATTATGTCATATAATCCAGAATATCCGTTGAGTAAGATGTTTTTTTGGCCTACCCCATCCGCAACAGACTCAATATACCTACGGGTAACCAAGACCATGACTGGATTTGCGGACCTAACAACCAAAGTTAGCTTGGAACCAGGGTATTCTCGTGCTATAATAAGTAACTTGGCGATAGAGATTTCCCCCAACTTTGGGAAGAAGGTGAGTAAGGAATTGGCCTTTCTCGCTGAACAGGCTAAGGCGGCAATAAAGAGTAATAATAAATCACCAATTAAACCGTCAACCTGCCCTGACCTTAGGGCAATATCCAGGGGTGAAACCCAGGGTATAATAGGTGGTCCGTTTGCATAAGGAGGAATAAATGACAAAAACAAAAAGTAGTAACAAACTACCAGTAGCAGTTTACAAAGAACCAAAACGAGTAAGTATACAGAGGGCAGCTAATGGTTATGTAATTTCCACTTACGGAGAACATGGTGAGTCGGTAGAGGTAGCTAAGACAATAAAAGAAGCTAACCAAGTAGCAAAGAGGATATTAGAGGGTTAATGAAAATAGAGATACCATTTTGCGGTCATGCTTATGAATCCGAGTCCGTACTCATATCCTCTCAATCTTGTAACAATTTTTACTTACGTCCTTATCCTGAATTAGGGGAAAACAGGATGGCATTGTTTGGTACTCCTGGATTAGAGTTATGGATTGCCCTTGGAGCAGGGGAGATCCGAGCTTTATTTTCTTATGGTTCTTATATCTATGTTGTTAGAGGAAATAATTTTCAAAGAATAAATGCTGCTGGCGATGTCACAAATATTGGTACTATTAATAATAGCTCTGGCCAAATCGGGATAGAATCTAATGGCTTAGATATAACAATAGTAGGTGGAGGTTGGGGTTATGTATATGACCTAACTACTGAGGTTTTTGTTGAAATTACTGACGAAGACTTTCCTGGTGGGAACAATATAATACAGACAGATGGATACTATCTAGTAAATAAACCAGGTACAGGTCAAATATGGCGTTCCGACTGGAATGATGGTTTAAGCTGGCATGGTCTTGCCTTCTCTACTGCAGGGGGTGATCCTGATAATATAGTCTCTATTATTGTTGATCATAGAGATATATGGATTATTGGTGAATATTCCACTGAGATATGGTATAACACAGGAGCAGAAACGTTTAATTTTGCCCGTATTGAAGGAGCTTTTATTGAGCAGGGAGGAACATCCCTTCACGCAAGAACAAAGGCAAACAATGCAGTATACTGGCTTGGACAAGACAGATTAGGTGTTGCCCAAGTCTTTCAGGCAGTAGGTAGGCAACCTAAAACAGTAAGTACATTCCCTATAAGTCGTATAATTTCCCAATGTGATCAGTCTGACGCTTTTATGTTTTCCTACCAACAGGCTGGACATACTCATATTGTTCTTACCTTCCCATCCTCTGACGTAACATTAGTGTATGACTCTACAATAGGTATGTGGCATCAGCGATCTTCATTAATTAATGGAGTAACCAGAAGATGGAGAGTTAATTCTCATGCCCTACTTGCTGGAGACCATATAGTAGGAGATTATGTTAATGGTAAACTTTACAAACTCAAAACGAATGTGTATGATGAAGATGGGGACCCAATGGTGGCTACCAGAGTTACCCCTGTTATCCGGAGTAAACAAAATAAAATTACAATAGATGAAGTCGAATTGGTAATAGAACCAGGGGTAGGTTTAATCACTGGAAATAATGAAGATGTTGACCCTCAGGCTCAGTTTAGCTGGTCCAAGGATGGGGGACGTACATGGTCTGCTGAATTGAATGTGTCTTTAGGGATGGGAGAGATCGGAGAGTATGAAAATGTAGCTAAGGTATGGCAATTAGGACAAGGTACTAATTGGGTATTTAAATGTGTAATTAGTGCTGCGGTAAAAAGAGTAATTCTTGGGGCAACCATGGAGGCAGAAGAAGATGCTTAACCCTATACTACCGTCATTTTCCCAACCTATTGTATCCAGCAGTGGGGCAATGAGTATGGAATGGCAAAATTTCTTTCGTGATTTACTAATCCAAATTTCGACTCCAGTTGTTGACGGAGATCATACACAAGGAACGGATACTACTCTTGGGGCGCAGATTGAAGACATCGATATGAACAATCATCAAATTACCTCTCTCTCTGTACCCAGTATCTCAGGTGCTGCTATTAGGCGGACAACAAAAATAACTGAAGTAGCACTGGAAGCAATTATTGATGCAGGTGGAGGTGGGATTGCCTTTCAAACTGCAGCAGTCTTAGGAACATTATGATTTGTCTTAATAATACAGATGTAATAGAAGGTGGAGCAAGTGTTAATGATGTAGTTCATTATCAGATGCATGGGCTTGTGGGAACTACTTTTACTCAACTTACTGCAGGAGTGATGAGTACTACACTGACAACTGCGCTTTATACAGCAAATGCAGCAATTTCAGTAGTATCCATTATTCTTGTGAATACCCATAGTGAGGAGGTACATATTACCTTATGCCTTGATCCTGTTAACGGTGGAAATCCAAGATATCTGATTCCAAAAACTATTTTGTTGGGTGCAGGATATTCACTTCACACTGATGGTGCAAGAATTACTGTAATGGATGCAAGTGGTAGAATATACAGTAGAATACTCGTGGGGTATGCTTCCCACGCTACGGAACATGTAAATGGAACAGATGATATTCAGAGTGCAACCAATGCTCAGAAAGGACTTGCTACAGCGGCTCAAATAACTAAACTTGAAGGGATAGAAGCTCTTGCAGATGTAACCTTGACCAACGAAACGTCTCATGCCGATGTGCTTGTTGATGGTGATATAGGGGTAACAGTTGCTGCTGTACTTGGCGCAGACGATAACTATGTTACTGACATCGAGAAATCGAATTTACATGCACCAGGTTCAGACAACCAAGCTATTGCCTCAGAGGCTGAAACAATAGCTGGTACAGACGCAACCAAAATAGTTACCCCTGATACCTTAGCCTATGCCTTACAACGTGGCACAATGAACTATGTAGCTGACGCAGAGGCTTCGGATACTTATGTAGCGACTTACGTTCCAGCGGTAGCAGCTTTAATAACTGGTATGGTAGTACACTTTAAAGCTAACACAGTAAACACAGGGGCTTGTACATTAAACGTAAATGGGCTTGGTGCTATAGCGATTAAGAAGATGCACGATACCGACCCAGCCGATGGAGATATAGAAGCAGGGCAGATAGTAACAGTGGTGTATGACGGGACTAATTTTCAAATGCAGAGTCAAGTTGCTACTGCCGGTGCCGGTGGAGGTGGAGGAGGCGATGTAACCGCCGCTGCCAACCTAACCGCTAATGCCCTAATAGTCGGTGATGATGGAGCGAAGGGGGTTAAGACACTTGCTTTGGGTGGCGCTTTAGCATTAGCAAGGGTAAACTCAGCTGGTAACGCAGTTGAATTTGGCATAGCAGGTCAAATAGTCTTCCCTGCCACAGCAGTACCAAGCGCAGACCCTAATACGCTGGATGATTATGAGGAGGGGACGTGGGATGCTACCTTACTTTGCGGAACGAGCGGTACAATCACACTTGATGCGGCTTATAAGACGCTGACTTATACTAAAATAGGAAGAAAAGTTATAATAGGCGGTACTATAGTGGTTGATAGTGTCAGCGGTCCTGCTGGGGCATTAACTCTACACACTCTACCTTTTGCTGTACCTAATAACTTTGAAAGTCAAGCCGCATTAACTGTTTGGCCTTATGGTTTAACGGCTTCAGCTACCACATCAATAGTAGGCATCTTCCAGAGAAACACAACCTACTGTCAGATTCATAAATTTGCGGCTGGAGCTATTGCTGACTTGGCAGGAGATATCCAGGCAACAACAAATCTTGGTTTTGG